CAATCTTGAGAGAAGGTGGTGTTCGGATCGCTTTTACTTCTCCGGATATGAAGACACATGCTAAGCTATGTCTGATTACTCGGAAAGAGAAGAAGGGTCTGAAAACATATGCCCAGATAGGTACTGGTAACTATAGTGAGTCTAATGCCAAACAGTATACTGATTATAGTTATTTCACTGCTGATCAGGATATGTGTTTTGACCTGACTCGATTCTTTGATTTAATGACTTCTGATCAGGGAGTATTTAAATCTCGTAAGGTGGTTTATGCTCCTTATAATATGAAAGATACGATCAAAGATGAGATCAAGACGGAAATCAAACGAGCTAAATCTGGAAAGGATGGTTATATCTTCATCAAGTGCAATGGTTTCACTGATGTGGAGATTGCTGAAGCTATTCAAGATGCTGCTAAAGCTGGAGTAAAGATCACGATGCTTGTTCGTGGTGCTTGTGTTATTGAGCCTATGAAGAATATCAAGATCTACAGTCTGGTTGGCAGATTCTTGGAGCATTCTAGAGTCTATCAATTCGGAACTGGGAAGAATGCAAGAATCTATATTGGTTCTGCTGATCTGATGGGCCGGAATTTGAACAGAAGACATGAACTCTTAATTCTTGTGGAAGATGAAGAAATCCGTGAAAGGTTGATGAAACATCTGAAAATTTATATGAAGGATAATACGAATCTGAGAAAGATTCTTCCTAATTATAAATATGAGATGGTAAAAGAACCTGACAAGAAAAAGGATATTTTCACTGCACAAGATTGGTTCATGGAAGAAGCAAAAGAGATGGGACTGGAGTAATTCCAGTCCCTTTTCTTTCTTTATTATGAAAGGAATATAAAATGCGTAGTAAAGCTACAAGACCAATTGAAACAACTGAATCGAAAATATTCGGTCAGGTATATAATACCATTAGCATGGTATATGGCGAAACTGTGAAGCATGGATATAACCGTGATAAATACTACGATAAGTATGCGCGTATTACAATGCTTCGCAGATATAGTACGAGTAAGTTTAATGGATATGATAAACTTACTCTATACACAAAAATCATATTTAAAAGCAATGAGTTGCCTTGGGAACTCAATATTGCAAAGGGTATGAAGCTTGCATATGGGATTATTAGTAATCTTAATGCAAAATATCCTACGCATACTTTTAAAGGAGAATACGAATTTCATGATCACTATATTGATATGACTATCAATGTATATCCTTTAACAGAATCTATTCCTTCTAAGGATGATCTGGATAAGAAAGATATCAAAAATGCAGTTAAGCTTATTGATTGGCTTAGTAATATGTATGACAAGGATTCTTCTGCTTTTGATCTTACATATGATGGTGTATTTGTAAAGATAGCAAAAGATGATTTTGACTATTTTGATAGCTATATTGATGAAGAAGATTTCATTAAAGCTTCCAAAGCGATACTTCCGTCAAATGTAAGCAAAAAGATATGCAGCACTATTCTGTGTGCTTCTACGGATGTGTCAATATATGGGTTTAGTATCCAGAAAATAAAGGATATCATCAATACCTATGTATTAGATGTAACTGAAGAAGAGGAGAAGTTTATCAAGTATCTCAATACTGCTCCCATACGGGATAAAAATGCAACATTGGTTGACGATGATATGTCAGAGCCCGAGCATAGTCCTGATGAATATCATTCTTTGGGTAATTTTACTCTTTGAAAAACATCAAAACAAACCTATAATTAATATAAAGGAGGAGATGCAATACAATGCAGATTTTATATCATTCTGATATCATTAGTAAGATCTATGGCGCATTCACTACGAAAAGTCAGTCTAAGACCAGCAATGCAGAGATTACTCCTGAAATGCTGGAGTATAACTACTCTGTTCTGGAATCTCTGGCAGTTCATCGTATCGGTCATCTGTATACCAAGGAAGGTACCAGAGAACTGATTGATACCATTCCCAATCAGGTTGCCGGCACTGTTCATCAGTACTGTGGCGAGTGTCATGGTGTTGATATTGCAGAGTTTAAACCTGAAGATCTTAATAACGAAACAATTAAGAAGGAGCTTCTTGAACTGTGCTCTAAGGGTACATTTGTACCTTTCTTGACAATCTTCACGCATGATACCCTGAGTATGACTGATGATCTGTTGGTCATTATCTTTGGTATTGGCGAACACCCCGATGAAAATTTTGGAATGATGTGCATCAATATTCCTGAATATATCAAGGATGTTGATTTGTCTGATCGCAAATCTGGAATCGTTATGTATCCCATGATTTATGATGTTCCAAAGAATATCATTGGTGCTCTGGCTGAAGAACCAAAGATGCATATTCGTCTCTTCACCAATGCTGAATTGGAAGAGCGAATCAAGAAAGAACAGGAGGGCAACAATGAAAGTTGTTCTGAAGCAACCGAATAATAAACCTATGAGAGCCACTGCATTTTTCGCAGTGGCTTCTCCTGGTCCTATGACTGATCTGGGCGATATCGCACTTGATCTGAATATGGCTCACACGTCAAAAGATGAAAAAGCCTATGATGGGATCATGGAACAACTGAAGGCACGTATTCTTCATAAAGAAGCATTACAGGTATCTGTATCTGTTGGCTCTTATTATGAGAATACTACTGGATCTCTATATCGTACAAAACCTAAGGATTATCTTCCTATGGATGGATATCCTTATATGATGGATGGTTTATCTGCTGGTATTTATATGACTATGGATGAACTTCGCAAACTGCTGTATGCAGAAAGTATCCTGGAAGAAAAGATGCAGATGGAGCTTCGTCTTGTTATCGCATATGAAGTGCTAACTGGTACTAGTACTACGAGAAAAGGGATTGAGTTCTTGACAGTATCTATTCTGGACATTGCTAAGAATGAACAGAAAACTGATCCAGCAAATAACAGTGCAGAAGATTCCTGTCTGACATATCGAATCATCTCTGTTACAGAAAATTCTACTAAGTATGTAGCAGAGGATGATCATGTCATCTTTATCCCTCTCATGAATGATAAATATCAGCGAGACTATCTTGTTGATCATGATTACATTGAAAGCCCGGACAGAGTCGCCTGGCCTTCTACAATGGAACGATTTATCATTCCTTGGGATATTTAAAAGATTATGGGTGGGGATATTCCCCACCCTTTTCTTTTTTCTGTAAAACATTTATATAAATACTATACCATGAAGGGGGTGAAGTACAGGTGTTCGAAAACATAATGAAAGTCATTTCAGCAGCTACCCCATTTTTATTACTATTCATGGGTTGGATGTATACATCAGCAACTCGTAAACGTGACAAACGTGAAGAAGCAAATAAGAAAACTGTCGAAGAAAAAGAGAAAGCACGTAAAGAACAGCTTGATAATCAAACCAAAAAGATCGATGATCTGATTGGTGATATATCTGATCTGAAGAAAGATATGGCTCAGTATCATCAAGTTGATCTTGATACGATGAAGAAAATCAATGCTTTGGCAAATGCTGGAGAGATTACCAGTACAAAACTTTCTGAGCTTGCTAGTGTTGTTATGGTTCTTGCTGAAGGTTTACGTGATCAACATTTAGACGGTAATATTACGAAAGCTGTTGAAAAGTACAGAAAGTATGAATCCGATACATCTAATGCAATGCTTCACGGCGTATTTACTGATGCGAAATCGGATGGTGTCAGTAAGTAAAATTCATGGTAATGTATTTTCAAGTCTTGTGTCCAGACAAGTATAGCTATTATCTAAAAAGGAAGGAATCCCCGGGTTGTCCCGGGGATCCTTCTTATTATATAAAACGATTATGCCACTTGAAAGTTACCAGAATAAATATTAAGTTGTACTCATATAGAATTTCGCATCGATTTGTCAATTACCAATCTTTGTAACTTTCTACTTTTCTTTACTTTTGAACTGTATTCAGTTTTGTTGTATAATAAAACAACCGATTTCTCAAAATAGTGGCATAATCGATTGTATTATTATGTTAACTCCGAGCAAACAAAATTCATCCATATATTATAATTATGATAGAATAGAAGGGTATGTCTATCAAATAATATGAATAAAGGGAGCGAAGAGACATGGCTATTAAGAAGGGTGACGATGGCTATCTCATTAATGACATGGGTGAAGTATGGGGCTATTGTCGAGTTTCTACAACACAACAGAAAACAGATCGACAAGAAATTGCTATGGAGGAATATGGTGTACGTTCTACCAAGATCTTCATAGACAAACAATCAGGCAAATCATTTAATAGACCAGCCTATAAGAAATTAATACGAATATTACGCAAAGGGGATATTATCGTAATCAAATCAATCGATAGACTTGGTCGTAATTATCAAGAGATTATTGATCAATGGAGAATGATTACACAAGATCTTGGATGTGGGATCTATGTAATTGATATGCCTTTATTGAATACAACTGGTGATCCAGAAGATCTAATATCAAAATTCATTACAGATATGATGCTTCAAGTATTATCTTTTGTTGCACAGAATGAGCGTGAAAATACGATCTCTAGACAACGAGAAGGAATTGATGCCGCACGCAGAAAACGTATCGTATCTATTGGTCGTCCGAAAATTCCAATGCCATATGATTTCTGGGAGATCTTTATCATGTGGAAAAAGAAAGAGTTCTCAACAGCTGATCTTTTTAGATTTTGTCATGAAGCATATGGTATGTCTAACAGAACTTTCTATCGAAGAATCAATGAACTAAATCAGCGATTTGGAGAAATGGATCCAGAACGATTGGAAGATTTGATGTTGGATAAAGAGTACTTTGAAGGTATTACTTTCGATAATGAACGTTTGGAACAAGGTATCGGTTTCTATAATCAATATGTATTAAATAATCCAGAAAAAGAACGTAAACTCAGAGAACGTCACAGGAAAGAAAGAGAAGAAAAACCTGAGCTATCCAAAGAGGAAGAAGAAGCACTACAGAGAGCTATGCTCTATAAAAGGCAGAAAGAATTTAGAGAAAAATTTAATATGCCTCCTCTATCTATCTATGATAGAACAGATATGCCAACTGAATTAATACGTAGGTCAGAACCAAAGAAACCTACGTTATCTAAGAATGGTAAACGAGTTGGCAGACCACCAAAAGAAACTACATCTAAAATGTATGTATTTGGTGAAGGTCAGTCTTACAATTGTCATAATAAAAATTCTGGTGTAGATCAAGCCGTCGTACTATTGGATAAAGATCCTCGTATACCAGATATAGATGAGAGTAAGTTAGATTCTCAGAGACCTATGAAGACAATTGTTATTATTTGATAATTAGAGATGGGAGGGGTTGTTTCCCCTCCCATTTCATCTTTTATATTAATTTTTTGACATTATTATAATGATCTATGATCTATTAATGAAAGTAGATCATACCATATATTAATTAAGAAAGGTGGTTATTTGTTATGGATAGTTTTACCAGTAAGATCACTGTTGCTGCTACTCTGTTAGGCAATGGTGCTGAGTACTATCTGGAAATGGGTTCCACTCTCGAATCTATTGTGGTTGCTGGACCTTATGAGAATAAGACCATTTCCAATGCTGAGCTGATTGGTATTGAACTGAAGCGCCGTGAAGTTTATAATCCCAATGGTCGTATCTATGATAACGTCCCTTGTAATGGTTATATTACGGATGGCGTTGCCAATCTGTTTGATGCTTCCAAGATGCTGGATGTTAATGCTATTTCTGTGAAGTATACAGAAGAGGATGAAGAGTTTGAAGCTCGTATTCCGGTTGCTAAGATTGTTTCTATTGGTGGCTCTTTTGTAGCTCCGGATGGCTCTCAGACGATCACTGTGGATCCTACTGAGAAGAAGATCGCAGACGTGGTGGCAGAAGCTACTGCTGAGGGTGATACCCCTGTGACTATTGTTCTCCCTGCTGCAGAAGTTGAGGAAGAGCTTACTGTCGAAAAGAATGTGACGATTGCTGGTGCGAATGCTAATGTTGCCCAGAACTTCTATCAGGAGGTGTAATTATGAGTACTGTGTTTACTAAGCCCGTAGTCATCAACGCCCCTGAGAAGGACGTTGTCTTCAATGGTGTTGATTTTACCAAGGATGCATTGATTACGATCACTGCTGCTAAGTCCGTTACCATTAAGAATTGTCGTTTCTATGGTTTGGCCCCTACTAAGAAATCCATGGGTGTTGTTATCAATGCCAATGATATGAAGCTGACTGTTGAAGGTTGTTTCTTTGGTCTGAATGGTGAAAAGCTGTATAACTTCTTCGAAATGAATGGTAAGCTGGCTGATGGTTCTTCTATCTCCCGTAACTATTTCGTTTGGGGATGCTGCTCTCATAATGAAGTGAATATCTACAATGTGGTTGATGGCGCTACTGTTAACGTCAATAATAACTATATTGGATCTATCCGTATTGGTACTAAGGGTGCCGCTAAGGATGTTACGATCAACTTCAAGAGTAATGAGTATAACCTCAATGATAATCCTGATCCCGATTGGCTTAATCTGATCGTTATCCAACCTTATGGTAATCAGACTAGTTCCTTCAATGGTGTTACTGTAAACGTTGATAATACGAAGACTGCTCTGGCTGATGACAAGCTGGTTTGCATCTTCACCAATCCTACTGGTGATACTAAGTTCAATTGGCAGACCAACTATCCTATCCTGTATGTCAATGGCAAGTTGATCGAAGATATTGAAAATGTTGGTGAACCTGTTGAGGGTACTAAGCCTGGTGAGGAAGAGGAGCCCGTTGTGGAGCCTACTCCTGAAGTTCCTGAGACTCCTACTACTGAGGAGCCCAAGACTGAGTAATAAAGAATGGGAGGGTGATTTGCCCTCCCATATTCTTTTTAAGTAACGCAAATAATTTTTGCGCCTTTCTTAAATCGATCTAAGACATACGTAGCTATATCTATACCTGTAGTCAACTCATATGGTGCTTGCTGATGATGACTTGATACCAAACCTAATCCCTTGGGGTTATATGGATCTTCTTTTATGTATTTGAAACAATACATCAATCGATATTGATCTTCAGTTATATTGAATTGGAGCTTCTTGTGTTTAAATGTAGCAAGTGCATAATTTTCTGTTTCATCATCACTATCTTCATTATTTTGTGATTTTAAGTCTTCAATAATATTGGGTAATCTATTCTTTAGATTTATAATAGTCAGATCCTCTACACAACTATTTTTAAACGGTATTACTCTACCAGAAGATAGATGTATGATAGCACGACTATCAGGATCGGAGTCAATATAATTCATAGTTGCTTCAGCAATTGCGTTATATTTGCACATTTCAATGCGATTTAATACAATCTGATATTGTGCACGTTTGAATTGTAGTTGATCCTCCAATGAATTTCCTTGAGTAGTAATCAGATTCTTAGCGGGATCTACAAACATGTAGGGAGCCATCCAAACTTTATCTTTATTACCATCTTTATCAGTTGCTGCAAATTCAATATCCAAATCAATGTCTTCCATATAATTAACCATTGAAATAAATGCACTGGAAGGTATTAATACATCTCTGAGCCGTGTAGTTTCATATGCATAAAAACTTTGAATAGGAATATGCGGAGAATTCATTTAGATGCTCCTTTCAGTTATAAAATAGAAGCACGAGGATCTAATGAAAGACCCTCGTGTCTATTTATTTAGAGTTCAATGTCTTCCATATCAGAGTTATCTTCCTCCCCAGGAAGGAACTCTTTCTCTTCATCAGTTAGTTCATCTTCATCATCCGTAACAATACCATCACCATTCATATCACCATATTTCTGCTCGACAGTATTGTCTTTGTATTCCTGGATTGTCTGCTGGATCTTAGCTTCAATATCATCAGCAATTGCATCAATACCAGCGTTCTTAACATCCTCATCAATCTTAGACCAATCCAGATTTACCATAGATTTAATACGAGAATAGATAAACTTCGTTCTCTTCTGCTCTGCATTATCTACATTGAATTCAGGAATAATATCTGCAATACTTTCTGCATAAGATTTTGCATTATTCAAGTCTTCAATTGTATTCTGCATAACAAGAGATTTCGGAGTAAAGAACTGAACTTCAATCAATCCCTGATCAATTGCTTCTCGTGTCTGGTCAGAGCCACAAATTTCCAGGATACGTAAACACATAGCTTCCCAGTTATCATGAAGATCCTGCTGTTCATTACGAATAGCATTACAGATTTGCAAAGACTCCATAGATAATGTACGAGCAAACTGGAGATTACCATTTGTAGCATCAATAACAGCAGAGTCTAAACCAAACGAAGACACAATTGCATTCAATAGAGTTCGCAGGAAGTCATCGTTCATATCGACATCCTGTCCAGGAATATAATCTGTTTCGATATATTTTTCTGTTCCATCGTCTGTTGGAATTATAATATCCGAAGAAGCATTAAACGGGTTCAAAATTTGTTCAAATGACCCATGTAATGTACCTAAGTTATTTTCAGGCATTGTGAGAGAAGCCATCGCATTCTGCAGATAACGCTGAACATTGGGAGATGCACCCATATGAACTGTATGAATCTGTCTGCCACGTCCACGAAGAACCTTGGTCATGATATTATTCATCAACAGAGTAGAATACAGCTTTGTAAAGAATACGGCATTTGTCAGAATAGAATCATCTGCTCTAGAGAGGTCAAAGATCTCATCTGCATAATAGAAAGTGATTCTCTTATTACCTTTATAGATTTCATTATTGAGAACAAAATCATGCATCAGATCAATATCTTCAACACGATTAATACCAATATTTGGATCAAAGGTATTAATGATCTTTTCTGCAAGAGTTTTAGAGATAATCTCTTCTGCAGTCTTCGTAGACTGCTGCAGATTCGTAGCACGAGACTTCAGCAGCTGATCTTTTAATGCTTGTGCAAAGTTGATTACATTTGTCGTACCTGTATCCATTGTAATATCATTTACAACAAAGTAACCAATTACACGACCACCAATCTTCAAACAGAAAACTCTAGCAGGATCAAGTCTTTCTAACATACACCGACGAAGCTGCTTCTGCTTCATCTTTTGAACAATCATAGTTAATTTAGACGTATCGACCACAGCTTCATTCAGAGTTCCATTCGTAGATCTCTTCATGACATTCTCAAGCTTAAACTCAGAATAAGCTTCAGATAACAATTCACCATGGGCCTCCTTCATCATATGAGCAATGGGAGATTTCTCTACCACAATATTCATATTATCAAAAGAAAGCTTAATTGTATTCTCATCAATGAATCCTTCATCACTGGACTGTTGACGAAGTACAGTACCATCTGCAGTCATTCCATGAGATTCACGAAGAGATAGGATCTTCATATCAACAGAACACTCATTAATAGAACTGGAAAGATCAGTATAGGACTGATCAAGAAAATCCATATCTGTCATATTACGAGTAGATTCATTCAGACCCTTCTGTTTGATCATTTGAAGCATATGATCAAATGTTTCATTATAATCAATCACAAGCATGTATTCATGACCAAGCTTATATCGATTCATATAAACATCACGAAGAGTGTTATCAAGCTTCATCTCTTTCTTAATCTGTTCAATATCAGACTGAATAGCATTTACTGCAGTAGATCCTTTATATTTGATCAAGAAAGTAGCATCATTCTGAATATCGGGAGATAGACATTCATTTACCAAGAACATCAGTACACGATTAATCTGAGGAATCAAAATCGGCATGATTTCATAGTCCTTGATAATCGTGTAGTATTTCTTGTTCTTCATGACTAATGAATCCATTAATGTACCAAATCCGGCTACATCATTATTATTGGATCCATTGATCATATCAGAAATATTTGTATAAATTTGAGCATCAGTAGAAATATCAGGGAGCTTTGTCCCCTTTACTTTATCATTCTTTGTACCATAACCAAGAAGCGTAGTTTTGGTACTATTCATTTTAGCATCATTCAATGTACGAGAAACTGAAGTGATACTCTGTGTAATCTTATCTTTCGCTGCGCGGGGCAGTGAATCATCCAACCCATTTACAAGAGTGGACAAGAGTTTTTCATTCATATTTTATACACACCCCTTCGTAGTGAGCTTAGTGGTGTTTCTTTTAAATCACCTTGTCATATTATAGGTTTGTTCGAGTAGTGAAATTCTAAATATATATTATATTAGTGTATAAAAGGAATATTATACTAACCAAACTATAATAACATTATGGAGGCTTTATTTATGAAGGGCGTAACAATTCTTAATTCTATGGAAATAGTAGCAGAAACAGGACATATTTGGGATATTAAGTGTACTATATCTCTTATTGTGCTTATTCTCGGTATTATTTCATTAGTTATTATCATACATTCTATTAAGAAATATGATGATGTTGAAGAATCTTGTTGGTGGTGTAGAACACCAGTTATTATCTTAGTTGCTACTATGATAAGTGTCGGTCTTACTAGTACTCTATGTTTTTATTTACAGGATAAACCGACTGCATATAAAACTCAGTATCAAGTATCAGTAGATGATTCTGTAACTATGAATGAATTTACTGAAAAATATAATATTATTAGTATCGATGGTAAGATTTATACGGTGGAGGAAAGAAATTAATGGGATTATTTGATCGGTTTAAAACTCCTATAGATGAAGCTGAAGTACAAGAAATCCAGAGAAAGATAATGGAGATTTGCGATAGTGGCGATGATAGTTATAGTCTTGAGAAAGCAAAGAAATTGGCAATTCTGAGTGCCTCATTTTATCTAGCATTATCTAATGATTATTGTGGTGATACTAACTGTACTATCACAACTAATGCAAATTATTCCGATTACAATGTATAATCCGAAATCTGGCTACCGACTCGAAAATCTATTTGATCATATGGAGATGAATTAAATATGGGAAACGATAATACACTTTTTATAATATTAATGCTTCTATCTCCGCTGATTGCTATTATCATTATTAATATAAATTCCTGGAGAGATAGTTGTAGAAATATTACTAAAATTCCGTTGAAGTCTTTTAAGAAGATATATGCAATTAATCCAGATAGCTGGAAATTATATTCTGCTTCGGTATATAGAAACATTAGAGAAAGATATGAAGTAATTCCAGTTATATCGAGCGGTGGAATAAGATGTAGGAATGCTACAGGTGATATGACTGATGCAGAATACGATCCGGTTACTGATAAGTATTATAAATATACTGATAAGGATATTGAATTAGCTTTCAGCTGTTGGGATTGTATTAAATATCGATTTTGGAGATTGAAAGTTAAACAAGAGAAGAACAGACGAGAAAAATTAAATAGCGATACTGAAACTTTACAATTTCTTCGATCTATTACTGAAGAAGATATCAAGACATATACTGATCGTATCAAAAGAGAAGGTCAGGAACAGATTGATAAACTGATAAGAGAAGCAGAGGAACGAGAGAAGAAGTTTAATAAAGGAGTAAGCAATCATGAGCTTGGAATTGACGAAGGAGTTTCTTCGATCATTACCTAAATTTGTAGAATCCAGTGATGGTCAACAAGCCACCTGTGAATGTTGGATCTGTGGAGGATACAAAGACGGTGGTGGATCCATGAGTATCAAGATTGATCCAGATATTGGAGAACCTATTAAGTTCTGCTGTTTCAGAATGTCTTGTGGAGCTAAAGGATTCCTGAAACCAAAAGATCTGGAAGCAGCTGGGTGTAGAGATGCTGAAACTTTATTAGAGCTTGAAAACTACAATAAAACGATCAATCTTAAATCAGATAAAAAGTTTATAGCAAGAAAGAAAAGAGACTATGAACTGGTTAATCTGGATACCAATGTAAACCGTCGGAAACTTGCTTATATCAATAAACGACTTGGAGTAAATCTTGAACCACATCAACTCAGAGATTTAAAGATCCAATTAAGTTTATATGACTTTCTATCAATCAATAATATTCAACGACTTGCATTCAATGAAAACTATTGTGATACTCTGAATAGTTATACGATCGGATTTGTCAGTTTATATTCTGATTATCTAATTCTTCGTGATGTATCTAAAAATCAAAAGACTGGTAAACGATATACGCAATATCGAGCTAGCGGTAAACCTGATCCTAATGATACAAAGATTTATGGTATTCCTTCCACAATAGATATACTGAATCCAAAACCGGCTATTATTAATGTAGCAGAAGGTGCATTCAGTATATTAGGAGCATATCTGCATTGTGGAAAGATCTATAAAGATCAGAAAGATAAACAGAATATTCTCTGGTTAGCCAACTGTGGTTCTGAATATAAGAATACAATCCAACATATCGTAAAACAGTGGGGATTATTGGATGTCGAGTTGCATATATGGTCTGATAGTGAAGTTAAAGTAAGCAAGTATGAGAAACTAGTAAAAGATCTGGAAACTCATATGAATTTAATTCACGTGTATATTCATTATAATACAAAAGCGGAAGACTTTGGTCATGCTGCTGAAGATATTAAGATGGATACAGTCACATTGGTATAAGAAAAGATACTCCCGGGGGTTGATCCTCGGGAGTATTCTTTTTTTTTTTCCTTTATTTGACCTAGGCCGTGATTTCTGAGTTCCGGCCAGTTCACTCCTATCGGAAAGGAGTGTAAATAATGGCGATTTTGAAACAAAGACTTAATCGTAAGAATGAATCTGGAACATACGATGAGATCCATTTGAAAACTGACGCCAGCAATGTAAGTATGTCTACAACTGATGAAACGTTATTAAGTGCTAAGATTAGTAGTATGGATACAGCTATTGCTGGTAAACAACCAGCTGGATCATACGCTGCTGCTAATCATAACCATGATGGTGTATATCAAGCTGCAGGTAGCTATGCTACTACTGCACAATTAAACGAGGTAAAAACATCTGTCAGTAATGGAAAGAGTGCAGTCGCAAGTGCGATTACTGACAAGGGTGTTAGCACTAGCGCGACTGCATCTTTTGATACTATGGCTAATAATATTAGGAATATAGGAATGGTTGTTCCAGCTACACTACCTGCTGGATATACTGCATGTAATTATATCCAAACTGATGGTAATGCTTGGATTAACACAGGAATCGATTTAACAGCTAAAACAGAATATTTAAATCAAATATTTATTACATCTAGTTTCCCTTCAACCAGTCATAATATTCAGAAACCACTTTTATGTGCATGCAATGATGATAATCAATTACCTATTTATATTTCTCAGAGTACAGCAATAAGCAAATATAATTCATTGGCTAATGCACAATATAGCTATTTTTATTGTGGTAATCAGCAAGGTTATAGTAACTTGATGTATCATATTTTGGATAGTAAAATTAATTATTATATTGGATTGTCAAGATTTACTATTAATGAAGGTTCACCTTGTAGATGGGGGACAAGAGAGTGTTACGATGTAAGTAATACTGCTAGTAGTTATACATTATATAAGGCAGTAATATATTTGTGGAAATCTGGTTATAATCAAGCATCTGGAACTGCAGGTGGAGCGATTCCTGGTAGTAAAATTTATGAATTTTTATATTATTATAATTATAATTTAGAATCTCATATGATTCCTTGTAGAAATTCTAGTGGTGTCGTTGGATTATATGATGTAGTTCGAAATGCTTTCTATGGTAATAGTGGAACCGGTTCTTTAACTTATGGATAAAAGTAATTCCCTCTCCTTTCTTGGGAGAGGGATCTTTTATATTAAAGGATACAGAAAACATTACTATATAAAGAGATATCCGAGAAAATCCGGTAAAAATAGGAGGTGAAATAGTCTATGAAAATTATCAGTCAGCAGGATATCATTCAACGGCAGTCGGATAATTATATTGCCAATGAATTATCCAATGCTGCAACCGTATTACAAACACCACAGCTTTTTGTAGACTACTTCTCGGTAGATGCAGATCTATCCACTACCATTGGTGGATTCCGTAATATTGAAGATTATATTGGACCGACTTCTAATCTTGTATATAATGAGATTGAAAACCTTCCTATGTCGGGTATCGATAATCTGGTAACACAGTCTGAGTTTGATGAAGAGCTTGGTCATGAGGAAAACCTGCAGAGTCAGGGTATTATTTTCCCGAATACAATAGTACCTAAAGAAGGAGATATGTTTACCATTAATGGGTCACAAGTTCCTGCTTTATATATTGTAGATGGGGTAACCATGACGACTGCACGGAGTAATCCCTTTGTAGAAGTTTCTTTCAGATTATTTAGTCGAGATGTTAATCAAATTGCTTTACTTAAGAAACAAGTAAAAGATAATTATATGATGACAGTGTCTGCTCTGGGTGCTGATAAGAACTTAGTGATCAAGAAAGAATCTTATTTCCAAATTCAAGATCATGTCAAGAACTATGTGAACCTGGCAGATATGTATCGTATGCTTTTCTATGATCGTACTCGTTCTGCATTTATCTATGACGGAATATATGATAAAGAAACTGATGCTACATATGCTTTCCTGGATATTACCTTATGGAAAATGATGTTTGATGAAGGTATTGTTATTTATGATAGCTTGATCTTCTATGCAATCAATAACTATAAGATGAATATCCAACCAATCTATATGAGTTGTCCCGATATTTATATCGATGATTATACCTATCGCAGATCAATTCTGTATCGGTTATACTCGCAGGATCATAAGAATAAGATTGATGAGTTTAAATATCCACAATCTTATAGTATGGATCCTCGAATTGGTAAATGGAAAGGTAAGCATTTAATCTACTTTGAAAACTATGGTACTACTTGTGATTGCAATCTGATGTGTACGACGTGCCCTGAATGGGATGATGAATTCATGCAGCGGATTGTGAATAATGACAAGTATGAAACCGAATGGTTTGACGAAAAGATGAACTGCCAATGCACTGGATGTGAATATATCAACGGTGAAGAGGTTAAAAGTGATTATAACCCCCATTTAAGAAATGCAATCATTGCTTGGTGGAATAAAGAAGATATCGACTGGGAAAACCTGGTCGTTGAAGATAAGAAGACTTGTGAAAACTATTTCTTGATTCCTATTATTTTAGGTGCATATAAGAAGTATATTCAGGGACTTCAGAAATAAACATGAGAACAAACATATAATACGACACTATAGAAAGGTGGTATGACATAATGCTGCAAGGCTTGAATGAAGCTTTTAACAAGGCTAAGCGCGAAGAGCAGGAGAATGAATTGATCCTGGAATCCGTGCTGAATGCTGAGGAAGAGTATCTGGATCCGGAAGATGAAGATGATCTGGATGCCGAGATCGATGTGGATTCCATTCCTCCTGAGGTCATGAATAAAGTCGACAGTGCTCTTGATAAGATCATCGGCGATGGTATCGATGATGAGACGATTGATGAGATGCTGGATGATGATTCCGAGGAGAATGAGATTAATGTTGTGATTACTGAGGCTTGTAAGGGTCCTTGGTATGATGATGAGAAGATTGGTCATCCGAATAAGGATATTCGTGATGGTGTGAAGGATCAGCCTCGCTTTATGAGTGATGAGGGTCTGGATCTGTCTTGCGAAATGATGGAAGATCTTGAAAATATGTAAAGAAATGGGGTAAAATAATATGGAACTTGTTGATCTGAGAGCTATTTCTGAGGGCTGTGATGTTGAAGCTGTACGTATGTTTGGTGGCACTGCTATGCTCGAGTGTGCTGATGTTATGAATGAAGTCAATAAGGGTGCATTTCAGTCCATTAAACATGCACTGATGGGTACTGCAAAAGATGTTCGTGATGAGGCTAAGGCTGCTTCTTCTGCTATTAAAGATGGCGATAAGAAAAATGCTAAAAAGCATTTGGATAAAGCATTAGAACTTATTAAAAAGGGTCGCAAAGAAGCTGAAGAAATTGAAGATGATGGATTCCTTGAGCATATTGTAATCAGTATGGTCATGTCCATTATTCCTTATTTCGGTATTATTGCATACCGGGTTGGTTTCATTTCCAACTGGCTCACTCTTAGAAATCAGGTGGATAAGGGTGCTCAGTATTCTAATAAACATCCTGAACGTAAGAAGAATGCTTTCCTTGAGTTGATGTTTGGTATTGCTCGTGGTGCTGGCTATTCTCGTGCACAAATCTTAGCTGGTTATGATAAGATGACTAAGGAAATCGAAAAACTCAAGGAGAAAGTTGATAATATGCCTGATAAGAAGGAAGATAAGTAATTTTCTAATACAAGAAACTTGAATAACCATTAATATCCTGGGTCTTGTAATGAGATCCAGGATATGGTTTATAAACTCTAATATGTATGAGGTGAAAACAACATGACCAAATATATTCTGATTCCGGAATATGCTCCCCTGTATGCTATGCATAGTTGTTTCGGTCCGGAACATGGTCCTCTGACTCAGCCTACTCGTACTCCAATTGATGTAATTGGAGGTCTGCTGCAGCAGACCGGTCGTGAGAAGGTTACTGTATATGAGGTTATTCCGACTGACAAACCCAAGGTCTTTAGTGATCCTGTTCGTTTGACTCTTGAGAACTATCGTCTCTCTTATGAAGAGATTGCTGGTATGGATCCTGCTGACGAAGGAAAGACGATTGTTATGAAAGAGCCCATTCCTGTTACTCCTGTAGTAACTGATCCTGTTGTGGTTCCGAGTTCCCCGGTTGTTGAAGAGCCTGAAAACTCGGTGGTGGAGACTACTGAAGATAATACAAATACTGAGATCAAGGAAGAGGAGGTTGCTCCTATTGCTGATCCCGTGGATGAAATTCCAGAGACTGAGACTCCTGTCGTTGATACAGAAACCGTTGAAGTTAAAACTGAGTCTACTCCCAATCCCTATGCTGGGATGACTAAGGCTGAACGTCGTGCTGCTCGTAGAGCTGCTGCAGCTGAGGCTGCTGAAAAGGCTGCCCAGTCTAGTGCTACTACTTTCGAAGATGAGCCTATTAACGATTCTGAAGAGTAATAATTAATTCATCTTCGAGTATCATATCGGACAAGGAGATTTGTTGATATGAAAACGAAACCCCATAATCATAAACCTACCAATAAGCAGGGTTCAGATCACTACTTTCGATCCACATAAGCCTAGGATCATCAGAAAGAATTATCATGTAACATCGCAAACTGCTTATCATATTACACAGATGGCAATTGCTTGTAATACTTCAGAAGGTCGTATTATAGATAAATTAATGCGCAACTTCTTAGCTGCACAAGGACCATCCAGTAAGTATGACTGATTTAACATTGGACATACATATAAGGGTAATGATTATTTCTTTCCAATACTTTCCTATAGGAATGGGGTGAATTTATGGAGTTTAAACTTATTCTTATTCCGGAAACGCCTGATAAGTTTCTGATTAAGAGTGAGAAACCTTTGGCTGGTTTGAAGTTTATCGAAGAGGCTAGTGCCTGTCTGCGTCGTAGTTTGGATCTGAAGGTTCAGATGCGCCATCAGACTCTTGGTACCGTTTCTCAGTATGAGATGCTGGTTCCTCAGGAACTTGCTATCAAGAGTGGTAAGTATGATACTACCAGTACTCTATACCTGCCTTGCTGTGAGAATATCCTGAAGGAGTTTATCTTCTACGGTGCTAGCATGGGCCATACTGGTACTCGTCGTGCTTGCTATCCCTATTATCAGGATGAAGTGGTTCTGACATCTTATATCGATGAGCTGCATTTCCTGGATGTCTGGGCATCTCGTGGATTCCCTGCTCAGATGGATACCAATGAGATGGGCAACATTCCTTTGGTAGATGATGCCGATGATGTACAGGGTCCCGATGAGGGTGATCTGGTACTCGATGATATTACCAAGGGATTAAACTGAGTTCCATTTTTGAACAATATTTGAAGTATATATTATAATAGTAGACAGGAGAAATTAAATCTCCTGTCTACTTTCTTTTCCATAAAAATACTTTAAAAGGAGAATAATATTATGTCTATTGTCAATTCTATTCGCTTTGTAAATTCCCTGCGAGACATGAAGAAAGGTGTTGAAAAAGAGTATTATCGAAACTTCATCCATATTACACATACTGATCTGGATGGAGTATCCTGCGCTTTGGTAGATCACCTTGGTCCTGAACGTATCATCAGAACACAGTATGTGGATACTGTATTTACATCCAAGATGGTACCTGAGCTGTATGATGTCATTAACAGTACTATCCAGAAATGGGTACGCATGCAAAAAATGTATAAAACTAAAATCGAAGATCTCTGGATTCTGATTACTGATTTTGGTTCTATCGAAATCGAGAAATTGAATGATATCGCAGAAAACTCTCTTCTATGCTCAGATGAGTACTGTGAATTTAATCCAAAGAATATTCATTTTATCGTCATTGATCATCATCAGTCTAAGTATACGAAGATTGATACCTCTCCATTTGCACCTGCTGAATCTTCTGTAGATTATTATAATAGATTTAGCCTTGGTGATGATCCATATAAGCTGAGCTGTGGTAGCTTTGAGTTCAAACCTAAGAATGATATCGCTGTTACTGCGACTACAGCCCATCAGGAATTTACCAATAAATATAATTCGCATGTTTCTGTCGATATGTTCATCTGTAACAGCTATTGTGCTAGCATGTTGTGGTTCATTCTGGCTAATAAGATCGATTGGACAGACAAAAATATATGTGACAGGCTGTCGGATAGTTGTATCGTAAAAGATTATTTCTATTATGTAAATGAATATGATCTTGGGCGACAGGGTAATTTCCTTATTAATCTGGATGAATTGGCGAATAGTCCCAAAATCGATTATATTAAGGCTATTATTCAACATGTAAGTCCTCAGATTATTCTGAATGCTGAACTGTATCGACATGTCAAAAAGTTAGATCCCGATGTTGCATATCGATATTTTGTTGAGAATGTTTTCGAAGCTATTATCCTTCAGATATATTATACTGATTCACAGATGGAGGATCATAATACGCATACATGTATTAACTGTGGACAAATCATTCCCCAGAGAATATATGATTATGCTACAGATACAGAATATATCAGATGTCCGATCTGTGGATCTAAGAATTTGATAGATAATAGTGTAGAAAAAGAAATTAGACAGTTTGTTGAGCAACCCAATATTGCATATTCTTTTGTCAATAATGTTGTACAGATGATCTATAGTATGAATGTCGAGTATACCGGTTTTCTGCACTCTTACTGCGAAGAACTTATTGATGAAACTAAACCGCATAAGAATTATATCTTTATGGGATATGATACTGCGGGTGAACCCGCTACTATGCTGGTAGATTTCCCTGAGGATAAGAATTATCATATCCTTTATCAGGTTCATCGTAATAAGCTTCCTGAGGAAGTAAATGTTCATACTTTTGCTAAGTTGGCAATGAAGAATATGGATACACAGGGAAGGCATATTGATATGAGTATGATCTTCCAACCAAATGATGAAGGGAAAATGATCTGCCAACTGACTGTTAATCCCAATAATACAAACAATATCAACTGTTATGATGTTGCTGTATTGAATGGTGGTGGCGGTCATCCTGGTGCTGCAGGATTTCCTGTAAATAGAATTAACACAATGGTTGAAACAAAAGAAAACTAAATAAATAATAGGGAGGGGCTTCGGCTCCTCCCTATATTTTCTTTTTTTTTTCTTTATTTGACCTAGACCCGGATTTCTGAAGTTGGGCCTATTTTAACATTCATCTTTTTATAATAAGAAAGGAGTTTAAAACAATATTATGGCTATTTTAAAACAGAAACTTAATCGTAAAAATGATAGTGGCACTTATGATGAAATTCATTTAAAAACAGATGCTGATAATGTATCATTATCAGAAACTGATGAAACAACTGTAAAAACTAAATTAGATGCAGTAGATATTAGTTTTCAAAATGTAAATACACAAATGGAAAAATTTGTAACAAAAGAGGAGCTGACTGATTACGATATGAATGCTAATGAATTAATTCTTTATGGTAAGAGAATGATAGCTACCTCTATTACCGGTAAAGGTGTTCCTACAGCATCTGATGCATCATTTGAAACAATGGCATCTAATATTGATTCAATTGTAGTATCTACTGGATCTGGTAAAAGTATATGGGTTACTGTTCCAAGTGTTGCATATAATACAACTTTTAGTGCAACAAAAGGTAGTATTACTGTATATAGTTCGTATGTCAGTTCCTTAGGAAAAGCAAAAATTGAATTACCTGGAAGCGATTATACTGGTACTTGGACCATATCTGGTACATTTAACGGAAAAACTGATAGTAAACAAGTTACAGTAACGGAAGATACCAATGACTATTTTGTCGAACTTGTATTTATTCCTATTAGTGGAACTGTTGCAGTTGGCAACTTGGTTACCTTTGACAATAAAGAATGGAGAGTTGTCCATCAGGAAGGTACACATTGGTATTTAGGATTAGCTGAAATGACAGAAACTACTTCTTTTGGTAGTAATAATACATATAAGGGTTCCACTTTAGCTAATAAATGTGTGAGTTGGCAAAGTTCTAATTTGTCTGCTACTGCATTGGAATACTGTAATGATGTTACAGTTAATAATGTTACTAATAAAGTATTTATTCCTTCATATGAACAAGTTGATGGAGGCTTTAGTTATTATAATAGTAATACTAACAGAATTTGTAATTTAAATGGTTCAGCTCAGTATTGGTGGACATCGTCTCCTGCCGGTAGCAGCGGTGTTTACGTTGTGTACGGTGATGGAGCGATCGGCAGCTACATCTACCCTAGCTATAGCTGTGGGTTTCGCCCGCATGTGTGTATAACTCTTCAATTAACGTAAATGAAGCTATCAAGGCAAATGCGTAAGTCATTGCCCGCCAGATAGCGTAATAATCGTTAATTGAAGCTATAATTTATTTTTGAATATATGATAGACGTTTATATAGGATATTAAAAATCCTGTATATCGTCTATCATATATTATTTAAATATTTTTAAAAGGAGTAATTTTTATGGGAAGATCTAGTATACAAATGAAAAGAAAGAAAAATCCAATTGCAGTTGTATTTAAAGCAGAAGCATTAACAAAGTATATCTTTTTAATTACAAATAATGATAATGTATTTCCAAAAAGATATAGATATGATTTAGTTCAGAAACTTCATAATACTGCACTTGAGTTAGAAACAAGTATAATTGAAGCAGCAAATATGCATCCTAATTATCTTAAAGAATTAAAAAAGAAACTTAAGAAGATAGAATATTCTATAGATATGGCTAGACATTTAGGAGCATTGATGATTGTTACGAATAGTATTATTACACTTAAAAATCCTGAAGAATATGCTAGATTATATAGCGAATTAACTAAAAGTTTACAAGCATACTATAGCAATATAAAATCTAAATTTAATAGTTATCCAACTAAGAAAGAATACTATAAGAAGCGTAAACATGATATGCTTCAATATAAAATAACTAAACTTAATGAAATTGTTTCCTTAGGTGATTACTATAGAGATTCTGAAGGGTTTTATACATTAATAAAGAAGTTGTAAACATTGTAATAAAGGATGTAGTCTGTTAGTTTCGTCTCCTAACAGTAGCAGCAATGTTTACAATGTGAACAGTGATGGAACGATCAACAACAACAACCCTAGCAATAGCAATGGGTTTCGCCCGATTGGTTCATTTAAGTAGGCAGAAAAAGTAATTGAAACCCATTGCTGGTTAAGATGAAATGCGTCCGAAAGAACTAAGGAGACTACATCCTATCCGAATTTCATATTCGGAGAATGTACCCGGCACAGATAGATGTATCGTAGTTTTATTTAATTAAAACTTAGAGTAATTTATCTGATTAGAGACACTCACCCTGTGGACCAGGGTGGGCAATTCTTTTTCAAAAACAGTTTTAAGGAGTTATAAAACCTAATGAGTAAGAATAAAAAGAAAAAGAATAAAGATAAAAAATTTATAGACTTCAGTGATGCTATGAGGTTTTCTAATATATTAAGTAGTGCATATTATGTAGAGAATGGAAAGAAAGGTCAGCATACTACTGCAGAATTTCATACTGATATATTTTCTAAATCATATGATATCTGTAAACAACTTATGGAGAATACTTATAAAATTAAGAAACTATATTCTTTTATAATTTATGAACCTAAGAAAAGAAATATTACTGCAAATCAGTTTGAAGATAAAATTATACATCGAGTTGCTTGCACTAAAATATTAGAGCCTATTATAAGCCCAAAATTAATATATGATAATTACGCTAGTCAACCTGGTAAAGGGTCTAAATTAGCATTAGATAGATTATCACATTTTATGAGATCTTACGCAGCAACAGAATGTAATTGGAATAATGATGGTTGGATATTTTCAGGTGATATACATCATTATTTCTATGAGATAGACAGAGAGATCTGTATGAATCAAATAAAGAAACTTCCAATTGATGATCAGTGCATAGAACTCATTAGAAAACAAGTATATGCTATTGGTGAATATGATGGATCAGATAAGGGAATCTGTATAGGGTTTCAAACATCTCAATGGCTAGCTGTTTATTATTTAAACTCACTTGATCATTTTATAAAAGAAAAATTACATATAAAATATTATGGGAGATATATGGATAATTTTTATATTATACATAAGGATAAGAATTATTTACAATATTGTATAAAAGAGATTAGAAAATTTATTGAAGATAATTTGAACTTAAAGCTAAACCCAAAATCAAATATTCATCCATTTTCACAAGGATTAGTTTATTTAGGATTTCATTTTACTTATAATAATATAACCCATGATGTAGATATATCGTTATTGAAAAAGAATATCAATCGAATGCTAAAGAAAACCAATAAGATACTACAGCTAGTAAAATTCGGAAAATTAGAAATGATTAAAGCATTTGAATCACATCAATCATGGTATGCTTATAGCCAATATGCAACATCGCATAATGGAGAGAATGCTCATCAGAAAGCATTGAAAAAGATCAATAAAGAAGAATCTATGAAATTAAGTTCATATGATTCAACACAACGAGATAAGAATGGATTTATTCAATTGAGACCTAAACAAAATAGAGATAAAGACGGATTTATTATATTAAAGAAAAGAATTAAACGTAGTAACCCATTTCCATATATAGATAAGAAAAACAAAAAGTATAATTGTACAAAATTCATAAATAAATCAATGGAATTATTGTCTATAATGTAATTTATACAACCCTCTCCTTAATTGGAGAGGGAAGCTTCTTTTTATTTATCTGAAACATAACTATAATTAAGTAATAACCTATGATAGGGGTGAGACTCCATATGGGCATGGTTAAACAGTCAAACAATCAATACTTGACTGAGTACTATGTCGACCTTAAAACGAAAAATAAATCGTTTATTAAGATCGCTGCAGTGCTTTATCAGGAAGGTATTGATAATTTCTTTTTCCTTGGATTAAATAATAAAAAGCTGCAGGGAGTAGATCCCTATGATCCGGATATCACAGACGAAGAACGCTTCATGATATTCCGGGAATGTGCAGAAAACAGATGGTACTTCTATCGAGAAATATTCAGAGTCTCTGAATCTGGTGCCTCCACTGAAGTTGGTGGTGGTTCTCCTTTCTTATTGAACCGTGGTAACCTGGCATACCTATGGGCAATGAGTTTAAATATTTCTGCCTATTTAATTATGCCTCGACAGACTGGTAAAACTTGGGCTGCTATTGCTGACTGTGTATGGACACATCAGTTTGTACGTGGTTCTAATATCTTACACTTTAATAAAAACCAATCTGATGCTAATATGAACGTCAGACGTATTTCTGATGCTATTAAGATGCTGCCTATGTACATGCAGCACTCTAATATCGATCAACTTGATCCTTCTGAAAAACGCCGAGTGAAGAATAATGAAAAGACAATTCGAAACACCATTAATGCAACGATTGAAGCTATGGCATCTGCCGGTAACGAAGCCAAAGCAGACTCTATGGCCCGTGGTAAAACTGCATCTAAGATTTGGTGGGACGAGTTGGCCTTCATATTCTTTAATGAAGCGATGTATGGTGCATCTACGCCTGCATACGAAAAAGCTCGAGAAATTTCTGAAAAGAACCAGACACCATATGCAATTAGTATTACCACCACTCCTGGCGATTTAGCTACACCACATGGAGCATTTGCATATAAGATGATGGAAGATTCTATTCCTTTCCAGGAAGAGATGTATACTTGGAAGAGAAAGAAACTCTATGATATTATTTATAATACACCGGATAAAACTGGTTTCGTATTTATTCAGTTCTCGCACCTACAGCTCGGTGAAACTGATGATTGGTATTTAGATCGTGCTAAGAAGATGAATAATCCGATTCGTGCACGTCGTGAGTATCTGCTTGAGTGGATTAACTCTAATGGTAACTCTCCATTTGACCCAGATGATATTGAAGTTATTGGTGATCTGTCTATGCAGCGTCGTGGTACTGCAGAAGTAGTCAAGATCAATAAATACTTCAATCTGAATATCTATCAAGAATATCATGGTCGTAAGCCAGTGTTAATCGGTGTCGACGTTTCTGGTGGTCTTGGTCGAGATAGTACTGCAGTGGTTGTGGTACATCCTGAAACATTAATGCCCATTGCTTTCTTTAAATCCAATATGATCCCTTCTGACCAATTAAAGAAACTATTAATTACATTGGTTACGAAGGTATATCCTAACTGTGTCTTAACGATCGAAAATAACTCGGTTGGTAAACCATTAATTGATCATCTACGAGATACAGCCGTTGGACGAGTTCTGTATAAGGAACGTAAGAAGAAAGAGATTGACATGGGTGTCAATGCTGCTACCAAGAAGAAGCATAAAGAAGTATTGGAATATGGTCATAATACCAATCCTACTTCTCGTGCACAGATGATGGAAATGTTGGAGAATATTGTTCATAATTCTCCATCTCATGTAGCATTCCCTGAACTCTATGAAGAGATTCGGTATATGGAACTCCGGAATGGTCGTATTGATCACTCTGCTTCTACACACGATGACTGTACAATGGCATATCTTGGTATTCTGTGGGTGGTACGTTATGGTACTGGCTTAAAGAATAAGGGTATC